GCGGTTGCCTAATGACTGTTTACACAGACCTTTTCAATGAGGCGATAGATGACCTTGCAACAAAGCTGGCGACGGTGACAGGTTTACGGGTTGTTTTTAACCCTGAACAGATAAACCCGCCTTGCGTTTTTATTGACGCACCCGATTTTGAGGCCCTATCTAAAACCATCGTCAAGATGTCTTTTAGCGTCAAAGTGCTGACATTAGGGCCAGGGAACTTGGACGGCTTACGCAACGTTTTAAGCATGTCTGCTGCCCTTTTGGCTAGCAATGTCGCTGTGAAATCTGGGCGCCCTGGCTTTGTTACTGTTGGCGGGCAAACTTTTGCCGCTTATGATTTGACCGTAGACATGCAGGCGCAATCGTGACTTATCGTATTGTCAGCAATCGCATAGGGACACCTGGCGACATATACGAACCTGAAGCAAGCGTGAACGTCGAGGCGTTACTGTTGCACGGTTTTATTGTTGAGGACAAAGCACCGCCAAAATCTGCTAAAACTATTACCAACAAACCAAAGGATTAACCCATGGCCACTTCAACTTATCTCAGCAACCCAGGCGTCCAAATTAACTCAATTTCAATGACGGACCAATGCACTAGCGCAACCGTTACTAACACCGCCGAAGCCCTTGAATCAACCGCTTTTGGTGGCACGTCACGGGTGTTTGTGTCGGGCCTGTTTAATCAGGAAATCACCCTTGACTTGTATATGTCCTATGCGGCGTCCGAAACATACGCCACACTTGCTGCCCTTGTCGGTACAACAACTACCGTCAAAGTTTCAAACACCGTTGCAGGCTTGACGACCCCTAGTGCGACGGAACCTTGCTTTACTTTGACTGGCGCTTACTTAGAAGCGTTGCCTGTCATTAACGCCACCATGGGCGAATTAAGCACTATCTCAATTACTTTTAAGGGCGGCGTACTTACTACCGCTGTTAGCTGATTTCAACCTACAAACAAAGGAACCCGACATGAAATTAACGCTACGTGTAGACCAAGGCGACGGCCCTATAGACATCAGCACCAACCTGTTTACCATCGTTGCCTGGGAACGCAAGTTCAAAACTAAAGCGTCTAAAATTGGCGACGGAATCGGCATGGAAGATTTGGCGTTTATGGCCCATACTGCCCTACAGCAAAATTCCGTGGTGGTTCCGGTGGTCTTGGACGATTTTATAAAGAAGCTGGTGCAACTTGAAGTCATAGATACTGAGTCCGAAAACCCTATCTAAGGGGTCAATATCGTTTTGCGTTAGCAACCCTTTTAGCAACGACAGGGTATTGGCCCCATCAAGTAGAATTTGACATGAAAGACCTTGCAACCGTTTTCAAGGTGCTTAACGAACAAAGGAAATAGTCATGGCTGGCGTCCAGATAACTACAGAAGTTATCGGTATTCGAGATGCCGTCAAAACGCTAAAAAAACTTGAACCTGCCGTCTATAAAGAATTCCGCAGGGAAGCCGTAACAGCGTTGAAGCCAATCACCCTGGACGCCCAGGCAACGCTAAACAATGCAGGCCCAGCGCCGCTATCCGGTATGGCCCGCAAATGGACAACCAAATCTGGCAGGCAAATATTCCCTTATGTGCAATCTAAGGCGGTACGTGGCGTCAAAGTGTCGTTGCGTCCCAGCAAATCGGCGTTCCTTACTGTGCAACAAAAAGACGGTAACGGCGCAATTTTTGATATTGCGGGCAGGTCAACCAGCAACCGTTTTGGTGAAGCATTGACACGGCGTTTTGGTAAAGCGTCTCGAAGCATGTGGCCCGCAGCTGACGCCAACGAAACTAAAGTTAGGGACAATCTGGCTGACCTTGTGCAAACCGTCGCCAAACAAACCGAAACAAAACTAAGGTACTAATCATGGCCGCTATTTCAATTCCTCTCATAACAGAATTCAAAGATGTTGGAATTAAGCAGGCCATCAAAGAATTCAAAAAACTAGAAACCGCAGGGCAGAAAGCCCAATTCCTAATTAAAAAGGCTGCTGTCCCTGCTACTGCTGCATTGGCTGGTGTTACCGCTGTTATCGGTTCCGCTGTCAAAGCCGCCATTGAGGACCAGGCGGCGCAAGCGTCGTTAGCCAGGCAGATTAAAGCCAGCACTAAAGCCACGGACGCACAAATTAAAGGTGTCGAGGAATATATATCCAGTCTGGGGCAATCTGTCGCTATCGCTGACGATGAGGCACGCCCAGCGTTACAAGCGTTAGTTGTCGCAACTAAAGACGTCACTAAAGCGCAGGACCTGCTAAACGTTGCCATAGACATTTCAGCCGGTACAGGCAAAGACCTTGCCACGGTTTCCGATGCCCTGGCTAAAGCGTACGCAGGCAACATGAGAGGCTTACAGGCCCTGTCACCTGAACTTAAAGCCATGATTAAAGACGGCGCCAGCCTTGAGGAAGTGCTAGCAACCCTTGAAACTAACTTTGGTGGTGCAGGTAAAGCGGCTGCCGATACCGCAGCTGGTGGTATGAAAAAGTTGGGGATTGCTTTTAACGAAACTAAAGAATCCGTGGGCATGGCATTTTTGCCGATTATGGAAAAGTTGTTGCCTGTCGTGCAAAAGTTCAGCGCATGGGCCGAAAAGAACCCAACCCTATTGGCGGTAGTTATTGGCGCTATGGGTTTATTGGCTATTTCGATTCTTGCTGTTAATGCGGCCATGATGTTAAACCCTGCCGTCGCAATCACCGCCGCCGTTATTGCGTTGGGCGTTGCTGTTGTTATGGCATACAAAAAGTTTGAGGGTTTCCGTAATGTTGTAAAATCAGTTGTCAACGGCGTTTTGTCTTATGTTGAATTTATGGTCAACGGTTGGATTAAAGCTGTAAACATAATTATTAAAGCAATGAACTTAATCCCAGGCGTTGACATTAAAGAGATTGGCAACGTCAGTTTTGGGCGTATGGGTGGCGAGCCAGGCGTAGCACCAGGCATACATGATTCAGGCCCTGGCATGAGGCAAGCACCTGATTTGTCCAGCAATGACCGAGGCATGGGCGGGTCAACAGGAAGCACTATAAACGTAACTGTGCAGGGCGCAGACCCTAACGCTGTCGTGGCAGCCCTGCAACGCTATGTCAGGACTTCAGGCCCTGTACCAGTCAACATACGGAACATGTGATGCCAAAACTTACTTGGAAAGTTAGCAACAAAACACAAGCCAATTTAAATTTAACGCAATATGTAAGGTCTTTAAATTTTACTTTGGGCCGTCCTACGCCAGTCTCGCCGTATTCAGGTAACAGCGCCAGCATAACTATGTCGTCTTATGGCGGCATTGAGAACTATGTCAATGTAAACGACGAAATAGAATTCCAAGCACAGCCAACAGCAGGCATAAATCAGTTTTTGTTAAATGCCCGTGTCACTTCACGAACTTTTGACGATAACCCAGGCACAGGCGTTAACAGCACAATGACTGTAAGCCTTAACGACGCCATGCTTCAGGCTGGTATGGCTAATTTTCAAAGTCAAAGCCTTGTTTCGCCTGACGACCAAATTGCAGAAATTGACGTCTTGTTGCCACAAATACAAATTTTTTCATATCCAACTGGTGTTGAAATGTCAACAGGCACTTTTACAACAAACGCAAATCAACGAATCAACGAAATTATTGCTGGGGACCGTGGCGTTATTAGTATGAGTTCAACGTTTAGTCAATACGTTTCACCTAGAGTTTTTGACGAATTTATAAATACTGACATTGTTTTTGGGCGCACTACTTCAGCGTCACAAATTGCCTATCAAGACCTTGTGCGTGTCGAAGCGGCTAGTAACAGCCTTTTTTATACGCAAGCAACCGTGACAGGTTCAGCGTCTACAGAAACTAAAAGTAGTGCAGCTTTAGCAACTTACGGAACACGTACTTTTACGGCAACAACGGCACAAAGCCAACTTGTAGGTCAAACGGCGGAATGGTACGCCAACACTTTTAGCGACCCTGAAGTTGTTATGCTTTACTTGTCTTTTACTGATGTTGCCCAAAATGAGTCAGCGTTACAAAAATTTAACAATTTTTGTGCACTTATTGAATTTGTGGAAGTGTCTTATACGCCGCCTGGCGGTACGGAAGTTACAGGGTATTACTGGCCTGAACAAATGACGTTCAACGCCACAACTAGCCAAACAACTATTGACATGCTTATGACACCGTTGACGTATTACGCCAACTTTATTTTAAACGACACCGTTTTTGGCATTTTAGGTGGTGTTCCCACATACGAAAGCGGAATAGATTACAATGAGGTTGACTACACATACAATGACAGCAGCGCCGATAACGGTTCAAGGTTAGGGGTTTAACATGGCTAGTACTTATCCTACAAGTTTAGACGCTTTCACTAATCCGACTTCGACGGACCTGTTAACGTCGCCACCACATGCGACCCAGCACGCTGACATTAACGACGCTATGGAAGCAGTCCAAACAAAATTGGCTATCGGCAACACGGTCATCGGTGCTTGGATTAACTACACCCCAACATGGACCGCAAGCACGACAAACCCTGTGATAGGCAACGGCACTATTGAGGGCAGGTACGCATTAGTTAACGGTTTTGTGGTTGCTCAAATAAACATAATTTGCGGCAGCACAACTACTTTTGGTAGCGGCGGCT